AACCTATCTCATCATCCATTTTAGAAAGATCTAAAACAGTTGTCCCATCTAATAATTGCCAAGATTTATTAAAGTAACAACCAAGGTCTGCGCCTGATCCTTTATAATCTTTAGGAGGGAGTGCGTTTGAAAAGAATCCTTTGGGCTTACCCCACTTCTTTTCTAGAAAAGTTTGAATAGTTATTTGTTCACCATTCTCGTCTTTTTCTACTTGTCCTGTTGCAGGATCTACTTTATAATTATATGATATATAGTTTGCAAGTCCTCCGATCTTTTGAGAAGGAAGGGCTACCAACGAATCAGTAGCCCTACCAACTTTCGTCTTTTTCATTTTAAGACCTGAGGATGTTGAAACCCAGTCTGATATTCCCGTAGCTGTTTGACGAGGAATAGACATAATGAAGACTAATTTAGACATAAATTTTCTTTCTTCTTATTTGCATTAAACAAAAAGTCTGCGTGCTATTCAGGACGCATATTAAGTAACTTTTTAGAAATGTATAATTTGTTAATGAGTAACAACGTATTAAGAGCTGTTACAGCTATAGTTGCCGGTGACAATAATGTAGCAAGTTGAGCAGCGTTAGTAATAGTTACTAAGCCTCTAAAACACGTCATCTCTTTACTACCCAACTTAAGTGCTTTTTGTAGGTTCGGTAATTTATTTTGTGACAAATAAACAGTAGCTATCATGCTACTCAGCACCACCAGCAGGTTTATTAAGGTTAGTGTTTGTTCCATCTATATTTACATATTTAGCCAGTATTTTTTCAGCGTTCGCCATTATAAAATTTATAATTTTCATGGAAACAAGTCCCAATACAAATCCTATTCCGGAAGAAAACTGATTGTCTACAGATAAATAGTGCGACATTACTGGATGCAAATAGGCTGCTGTGGAAGCACCGCCTATTATTAATAGAAGGGCTCTGGAGAAAGATAATCTAGTTTCATAAGTTAACGAAACAATTCCTCCAATAAGTCCTGCTACGAGGACGGACAACTTAATCCCAAGTTGTTCCTCTATATTCATTAGTTATCGTAATCTGTGATAAGCTCGCCGCAAGAAGTAACATCGCGGATGATTGCGCCCATTGTACCTTCGATGGCTACAGTGTAACCAGCTTTAGCAGTTACAGCCATACCTTTGTTAGTGATCGGACCCATTGGGGTAACTGATCCAGGAACGTAGAAGTAACGGAAAGTGTCTTTAACTTTGAGCAGCTCAATATTCTTACCAAGACCTTTAGCTGTTTCTACACCACGACCTTCGATGTTGAGGAAAGTCATACGAGCAGAATCAATTGGAATGTTGGGGTACTGTGGGTGCATCTTCTTGCAGTAGCGAAGATCGTCGTAAAGTGGGTTGTGGATAAGACGGATGTCTATTCCCAGAGGACCAGTGTAACGAACGAACTGCGCACCAAATGCCAGACCTGGAGTTGAGGAATTAGGATTGGATTCGCTACGGATGTAGTTAGAATCTACAGTCAAGAAACCGTTAGCAACAGCAGTGAGGGCATTGTGGAAAAGAAGTGATCCAAGCTGACCAGTCATAAGAGTGATACCGCGATTTGCTTCATCTGTACGACCGAAGAAGATGTTGAGCAGGAAGTCTTGGAGGAGGTTTACAGTCAAAGGACCGTTAACATACTGAACCCAAGAGTCTTTCAGCTGCTGGCGAATACCAGCGCCTGTCTTCTGCCAGTATCCATCAGGACCTGTCATAGTTGATTTCTCACCATAAACAAGTGCCCATTCCATGGATTTGTACAGCTCATCAACCATCATAGCTTCTGCGTAAGGCAGGAACTTGTTTACAGTGGAAGAACGGCCATTGTAGTCAGTGGACATGAATTCAAAACCAAGACGACCTTGCTGGCGCCATGCTTTATCGGTAACATCAATTTTTTGACCGAAAGCACCAATCTGAGACTCAAGTTCAAAGATTGCTGGGTACTGCTGAGTACCAAACCACTGGTTCATTTCAGAAGGAACTGCAGTAGATACTTTGCACCACTCACGACCTGGGTTCAGGTATTGAGCATCAAGATATTTGGTTGGATCGTCGGTGATCAGTTTAAGAGTGTAGATAGTACCAGTACCATCGCTTACTTTGTCTACAACTTGTACATTGTAGTCATTGTCTTCAGGAACAAGGATATCTGGGTAAGCGTAGTAATCCAGATCAAGTTTAACACGGAACTGAGTGTTGTTGATACCTGGGGTAAGGTTAGAAGAAGATTCTACGTTTTCGATAACGCGAGCGCACTTGTATTCTGCACCCTGAAGACGCCAGCGAACGATCTCTGTTTCTACTTCAGTACCACCGTTAGTACCCATACCAACGAGATTAAGGAAAGGTTTTACTTTAAAAAACTGTGAGCCAGAAGAGTAGATCTTCATAAGTGCTCCGGGCAAGTAGTGCGGCTTACCAGTTTCGTAAGCGGCTGCCAAGTAATCGGAATCAATGAAGTTGCCTCCAAAGGAATCCCAATGTTTAATAATTAAGGAAGATTGAGGATTAGCCATAAATTAATTTACATAGACTGATTAAATACATCCCAGTCAAAGTCTTTTGAAGACTGTGGACGCGTAGAAGATTTCTGAACTTGTTTAGGATCTATTGCTTTAGACAATAGTGTTTGGAATTGTTGTGTTGCTTTTGTTTTAACCCTTTTTTCAAGGCGGTCTGAAGAAAAACCAGACGAAGGATCATACTCTAAAAGCAGGTCAGCAAGCTGAGCTTGATGTTCTGGATTTTGCAATATAGAGTTTATGGCATAATTAAAACCAGTAGTAACTCCTTCTTGCGTATTAACGGGTTCAAAAAAGAACGCCTTTATTTTATTTCTTCTTTGTGGATGAATAGTTTGTGAAGACTCTATTGCAGAATGAAGAGCTTGAGTTTTTTGCTCCATCATTTGTCTTTGACGTTCCTGCTGAATCTTAGCTTCTTGAATCATACCATACTTCTTTTGTTCTTGTAAGGAAAGAAGTTCTCTATAAGACTCAGCAGCTTCAGAAGCTAATTCGTCTTCATCTTCTGCTATTCTTGAAACTATTTTATTTATCTTTTCATCCGGATAATTAGATGTCTCTCTCAATGCTAAATACACAGCTCTTCTTTGTCCTTCTGTGGTTGATATATCAACAGTTGCAAGAGGGTCTTGATTATAAAGATTCATAAAGTCAACTACAGAATTTCCACCATTAGCTACATATTCTAACACAGGTTTAAAATCATCTGGAAGACTATTAAAGATTGTCTCTAGTGCTTCTTGTTGACGCTTTTGTTTTGTGTATTGAAATACTTGCTGAAGTTGATCTGGTGTACCTTTAAAATCAAACTCTTCAGGAATATCTACAAGTTCATTTTGCTGTAAAAAATCTATGTAAGCTTGTAGCTTATCATCTACTTCTTCAGATGTTTCTTGTGGAGGTTCCGAAGGGGACTGGGGCTCTTCATTAACTGGAGTTTCTTCGTTTTCCTGTTCTATTTCAGTAGGTTCTTCAGTAGTTTGTGCTTTAGCATCTCCAAACATTGAGGAGAAAAAGTCATCGTTTTCGTTTATCATGTAAAATTACTATGTTTATTATTGTGCAACAAAAGACTTAGTTAAAAATCGTTTTTATTTATATAGCCAAGTTACTATTTAGATGATTTTCTAGCTTTTATTTTAAGGTCTTTTTCTTTTAGATCTGATTCTTTTTCAAATTTCTTTTCAGCTAAATCAAGCTCTCTTTCACGTAGATTTTGATCCGAAATAAATTTCTGTATCTCGAGTGGATCAGGAATACCGTTATTATCTATATCAATATCCTTTTGGAATTTAAATACTTCTATCTGAGCTAAACGTTCTTTATGTTCAAAGAGCCTGTCTTGCATCATTATATCAAACTGTTGTTGAGCTTGTTGCTGCTGTTGGGCTGCTTCTATTTGCTGCTGTTGAGATTGTTGTTCCCGTTTAAAGGTTTCTTCTTCAGACTGCCTGATAGCTGCTTTAAGTTCGGCAGAAGAATTCGCTTCGTAAAGAGTAATAAGATCAGAGAATGTAGCGCGATTTGTATTAAGTAGGCCATCAGATATACTTTTAAGGGCTGAGAACATTTCGTATTCTTTGCCAGAATCTGTAAGGAAAACACCTAGGTCGCAATTAGAAACATCTTCTGGAGAAAGTTCAAGTGTAGAAAGAGACATATCATCTAACACGTACTGCTTAATAACTGACTTACCTTTCCAAACGTGCTGAGCAACATGGATAAGAGCAGTTAATGCTTTTTCCCACATCTTAGCGTGGCTTTGAAAGTATATCTCAGTAATAAGAGCTGACATTTGTATGTTACTCTGAGCATTTGATACAGCTTCAGTTGGAGTAGTTTGTCCTTCTCTTTGTCTAGATACACCGGCTACTTCAGAGATTTGGTTATCAAGAGCTGCAAGTATATTAATGTAATTCATTATATACTGCATATTTGACATATCTGTTTCTGAAGCTATCTTACCTCTTTGAGCTTGTCCTGGTTCATCCGCATTTGCAAGGGGGTTGAATATATCAAGGTTCATTTCCTTAAGGTAATATAGTGTTTTCTCTATACCAATTTTTGGATCTACCATAGATACATCAAAGTGGAATACCTTACCTTGATCTTGAGCAATGAGCTTTTTAAGCTTATGCATTACTATAAAGTAAAGATACTGAAAAGGTTTCATCCTATCCATCAAGGAAACAGACTCAGCATTTGTAGCATTATAAACTATGCCATGATATCCTAAGGAAACATCATAAGGATCGTCCATAGATCTAAACTGAACTTCTTTAGGACCAACCATAGTGTAAATATCGTGACCTATTTTAGTAGCAGTCCATACTTCTGGAATATAATCCCAATTAAGTTTATACACAGAATCTTCTAATTTCCAAATGTAGTACTCAGTCTTTACACCATATCTACCACGAACTATTTCTTTGGTAAACTCAGTTGGGATTTCGAAATCCTCAGAAACAATAGTAGTTTCTTCTTCACCATACTCATTAAACATAGTAAGAAATCCTACTTTTCTTTGGGATACCCATTCAACGTGTGATACGCGCACGTCCGTGTGTGAGCTTTTCCCATAAGATCCTTGGGTAGTTGTATAAGTATCGTGATAGACTGGATCATAAGGAAGATTACCATACTTGGCGTTTTGCTCCATTGAGAATTCTCTAAGTGCATTTGTATCACCAAAAGCAGTATCTATCTTCTCAATATCTTCTTGAGATAAATACTTTCCATAACGATCTAGTACCTCTGCTTGAGTCATAAATGTAGTATAACCGGCGTAAAGAGATTTTTGAATCCACTTTGTTTCTCCACTCTTATGATAGAAAAATCCTAGTGGATTAATAACTTCAATATGTGGTTCATCTCCATTAGTACCTACATAAACTACTTCTTCTCCAGATATAAGGGCATGCTTAAAAGCATCGGTCTTAATATCTTTTATATCCATTTTACGATAAAGATACTGAAGAATATTTTGAGCAAGTATCTCCCTTCTTTCACGATAAGAATACCTCATATATTTATCAAGATCTTTTGGATTAATAATATGCTCTTGATGAACTTCTAAGAGCTCTGGGGAATAAATATCTGAGAGAGAAGAGATTGTTTGTTTTATTACAGAATCAATATAATTACGAAGCATTGCGTCTCTTTGCGAGAGCTTTGAACGAACTCCTTCTGCGTTTACTAATATTGTCCTAAAGTTAAAGGGCCTTTTAGATTCATCAGAAAGAAGTATTTGTATTTTATTATAAGTCTTATTGTAGGGTTGTATAGCATCCTTAAATTGACCTACATCAAGTCCTAATGGGTTACACTCTCTTTCAAAATCAAACTGGTTTAGTTGATTATTGTAAAGTTGGTAATTTGATAATTTTCTTTGGTAGGAAGAGTTATACTTATTCACAACTCCTTCATCTTGAGGAGAATATGACAGTATAGAATCTACCACATCCTTTGCCCACTTAAAGTTACTAGAAGCTTTACGTGAATAAGGAAGGCGTTGTTTTGGGAAGTTGTACATTGAATAGTCTGGTGTTGTTTACAAATAACCTATCAAAGTCCTTCTCAAATTGAGAAAGCTCCTTATCGGTTATGGATTTTTTGCGACTAAGATTGGATATTTCTTCTAGACCTAAAACACATCCTATTAACGAAGATACCCTATCAAAGTTGCCATCGAGGTTATAAGAGATTAATTCTTGTAATAATCCTATATCGGGTATTACATCTAAATTGCGTCTATTATCTCCTCTTTCTTCTAAGAGGAAAGAACGAACATATTGAAGTGCTTCTCATTTAACTTTATCGTTTGATAAGGGGTAACCATAAATAATCTGGGGCCCTGTATCATAAGAAGCTTTTTTATTAAAAATAGTAACTGGTTGTCTAGCCAAAAGATCTAGACGGCGTATTTTATCAAAGTAATCTTTTACGTTACCTACGTTATTCTCAAAGTATATTTTAGCATTACCATAAAACAAGGAGAGTTTGTATAACGTCTCATTAACTTGATTTTTACCTAGGTAAGGTCTACCTATATATGTAGCAACTATTTCTGAATATCCAACAGTGGAAGGATACTTGTTAGTCTTCATAACATAGACGGCAGCTAAAGATCCACCAGTTGAAGTATCATCTTTATAAGGGTCACAACCTATTATATAAGCTCCTTCTGGAACATGATCATCTACTAGTTTTGGGAATTCGTATATCATAACCGCTCCTTCTACATCATCTCCTTCGTAAGGAAATCTTGTTATAGCAGTTAGTTTAGTATTTATTTCGTAATTAACTCCATTATAAACTTTAGCGGCGGGATCAAAAAACAGAGTCACTTTATTAGAGTAATCCTCCATCTTTTGAGATTGCACTTCTGAAAGACGTCTTCTAAGTTCTGCTGTTGGGAATATATTAGCAGTCTTGGTTAAGAACATTTCTGAAGGAACTATTGGACGATATTGAAGCTCTTTATTTAAAGCTTCGGAACCGCCTGAATCTCCAGCCTTTTGTTTACGAACTGTTAAGAGAGCTTTTTTAGCTGCCTCTTCATTTGTAACTCAGTTCTCATCTTTATACTCATTAAGAACTTGATAAGCTGGGAGAAAGTATCCTATTTGACCCCTATGCTCCCATATATCTTCAAACGTTAAGATATCATATCTATTAGGTTCATAAAACATCTCAGCAGCATCAATAGTTCCTTTCTCCATATCACCACCAGTACCAATCATCATAAGCATACCTGTTTTCCTAAGACCGTTACGAAGGTTATCCACCGTATTTGTGTAAACCTGTTTTAAGTTAGAGAACATACCTATCTCTTCTAATACTAAAAGAAGAGGTCGAGTACCTTGAGCTGCAAATGGGTTAGCAGAAAAAGATCTATGCTTAATAGATGACTTAGATCCCGCAATTATCCAAGCTCCATTCTCACGTTTTTTATACTCAGCAACTATCTCTTTATTAACATCCCAAGACCCCCTGAATCTTTTAGAAAAAGGAGCTGGATAGGTCCTGTCAAAAGTAGATATTTTACCGGGAAGCCAATCAAATGCATCCCTTGTTTTTTTAAGTAGATCTGCTGATTTATCTGACTTTTCAGCACCAACTAATATCTCAGCTGGGGAGGGGTACTTTATACTTTCTTCATTATAATAAGTAGCTCCATCAAAAAGATAGTTGTGTGCTATAAGTCCTGATACCTGATAAGACTTACCAGACTCTCGAGATCCAAGTAGCATAAAATTCTGTAGATTATTCTCAAACAAAGGAGCACCTAAGGGATAATCATAGGTTTGGAATAAAGCCTTTCGCGCGGGAATGTAAGTTTTACGAGAACCTGTGGAGGATATAGTATTTGGATAATACTTTAATAAGGTATCATCATCTATATCTGTTAAAAGTATTCTATGAGAGGAGTATTCATCATCGTCTTTAAAGCCAGAGAATCCACGGGCTTCAGTGTAATAATTAAAAAAGTTATATTCTACATCCCTGAGTCAAGGTCTACCAAAAGACTTTACAGATGAGTGAATAGATTTATTTAGCCTTATTGTATGGAAGTTTATATAATAGTAAAGGGCTGGGGGAACAAATGTCCCGCCAGCCCAGTAACCTTCGATACAACGCCGTTTCTGTTCGCGTCAAAATGTTTTATAATCTATTGATAGAGGATGATACTCAGGGACTTCTTTTATTATAAAGTCTCTGTTATTGAACATAGTCTGGTGATGGTGGAGTATATGGGGGCGTCCTATCTACATTAACCATCGCAGTGTCAGAAAGAATTATCATATTAGCTGCAGAAACAGCATTCTTAACTGCTTGTGTAACTACCATAGTTGGATCAATAATACCAGCTGCTTTTAAATCTTTATACTCAAAGCTTTTAGCATCGAATCCAAAACTAGTGTCCGTAGATGCCTCTAATGTAGCAAGTACCATATCTGGACTCTTACCCGCATTAAAAACTATACGTCTAAGTGGCTCTTTTATAGCATTAACGTATGCTTTTGTTATAGGATCATCAGTAGTTATCTTAGATGAAGCATAAAGAAGTGCAGTACCACCTCCGGGGAGATAACCTTCAACAATTGTTGCTGCAATAGCTTTAAGAGCATCTTCTACCCTATCTTTTTTCTCTTTTAATTCTGTTTCTGTAGCAGCCCCAACATTAATAATTGCTACTTTAGCTTTAAGATCCGCAAGTCTTTTCTGATACTGTTGTAAAAGATAAGGATTATCAGAATCTTGGAGCATTTTAGAGTTTATTAACTGAACTCTTTGGTCAACCTTATCAGCGTTTTTATCTGGATTAATAAATACAGTCTTATCTTTAGAGATAACTACCTTTTCTGCAGAACCAAAATTAATAGGGGAAACATCAAGGGTTGCTCTAGAGGCATCTGTTGTTGTAAATATATTAGAAGAGGTTATAGCTGCAAGATCTTGAAGCAGTTCCGCTCTATTTTCTCCATAAGAAGGAGCTTCTACAGCAACTACGGATATTCTTTGTTGTAACTTATTAATTATAAGGAGCTGTAGAGCTTGACCATCAATAGCATCAGCAATAATAAGGAGCGGCTTTCTACGAGATGCTGCATACTCCAAAATTGGGATTACTTCATCTGTGTGTCTAAGCTTATTATCAGTAATAAAGATAAGGGGGTTTTCTAAAACTGCTTCTCCTTTAGCAGAATCTGTAATAAAATAAGGGGAAGCATAACCTTTGGATATAGATACTCCAGGTACAGCCTCAAGATAAGTATTACCTGTCTTAGATTCTCCCATAGACACTAAACCATCTGTACCAACATACTCATAAGCAGAAAGAATGAGGACACCAATGTCAGAATCATTATTAGCAGATATAGTAGCCACATCATAAATATCTTGTGGCTTAAGTTCTCCAGTAGATAACTTATTAAGCTGTACAATAGTCTGGTGTTTTAAAGTCTCAAAGACTCTTTTAATTTCTATGGGCTGATAACCAACAGAAATAAGTTTAAATGCCTCTTGTACTAAAGCCGAAGCAATAACAGTTGAGGTAGTAGTGCCATCTCCAGCAGTAGAAGCAGTTTTAGCAGCAGCTTGCTTAAGAATATCCACAGCTAAGTTCTCAACTGGGTCTTCTAAAGCTATATGTTTAGCAACTGTTACACCATCTTTAGTTACAGTAGTTGCTCCATAGGGAGTTTCGATTATTACATTCTTACCCATTGGTCCTAATGTAGACCCAACAGCATTAGAAATTTTTTCTACACCTTTAAGTAATTTTTCTCTTGTTTCTTCTTTAAACGTAACTTGTTTAGTTGGCGTCATTTTGTAAATCTTTTAATTTGTCCAAATTAAGGGGTGAATTTTTATACCAAGTATTAGGATGATGATTCTTAACGTGAGTAAGTAGGTTCATCTTTAAATTAGATGTCATAGAATCAACATAAGTATCCATTTTATGGAATTCATCCTGTGGTATTGTTACAGAAAGCTCTTGCTCATATGGCCAAAGCTCATATTTAATTGATACTTTGATCTTCATTTTGAGTTTAGTTAACTCTGTAGAGCCAATTTGCAATATCTGCGTCGTGCACAGCGTCTTTTTGTGTAACCATGTTCATTCTATACTCAGAAAGAAGATAATTACCAAAGTCTATGAGTTCAGTAAGTGTAAATTTATTTTCCATTATATACTTGTGTCTAAGGTTGGTTTTGGTGGCGTATCATTTTCTATACTTATACCACCATCGTTATCAGGATTGATCATTTTAAGTAGATTTTCTGCTTGTACTTTAAGGTAGTAAGTATTACCATCCGTAGTAGAGATAGCAGAATATCTTTTTAAGTCATCTGGAACGTCTGTGTCTTTTACAATCTTTCTAATAGTAACTATTTGAGACGTATTTATCCATATTGGTATTTCAAAAAAGGAATTCTCTTCTAAAGAATCCCCTTCAGCCATTAATAGTGAAGTTTTTATCCACATAAAATTAAGTTTTAGCAAGGGCTGAGGGAATCGAACCCCCGCACGCCTTTTGGAAGGGCGTGTTCAGCGATTTTGAAGATCGGTTAGTACCCAGCTACTGTAGCCCCCGTAAAGCCGTTATGGAAGTTCCCTGAATCTTACGACTAGGGAACCGGGTCCATAAACGACTGTTATCAGTTTTTCCCGCTGTAATTTAAATACTAGGGCGGGACCCTGTATCCTTCTCTTTTCTGGCAAAAGTTAAAATGAAGGCTTCTATACCACGACTACCCAATAAGTTCAGGTTTATCAAATCCCCATGCTTCTAATGTAGCTTTAAAAGGAGCACCTTCTAAATTATAGACTATGGAGAGCATTTCTCTAGCAATTTCTCTTATCTCTTTTTGAGCGTGATCATCCATCCTTTGATTAATAAAATTATGAAATGACCGCATATTAAACATAACATCCGCTGTTATCTGAGAATTATAAGTCTTAAAAAATCTAGCTGTTTCTTTAGCTCTTTTTCTACCAAGAACTGGTGTAAGTTCTTTAACAGCTTCATGATAATAAACATTCCCAAGTTTTGTATACTCCTCTAATATAGAGAGAAGATCTTTATGGAATCTTTTAGACTTAATACCCTTCCAATCTTCTGGTAGATAGTATTTATCTTCTTTAAGTTCTTTATATCTAGCTGACTCAGCATTAATAGAGGATATTCTATGCTTTAATAAATGTATATGTGAAGCAATATCCGTAGTAACTAGGAAATGAACAATTCCCTTTTCAAACGGAGATCCATGTGGAACTGGGTGTGCATCCCAAAGCTGTTTAATTAAAGCGGGGATACGTTCTTTCTTTTCTGGGGTTAAATCTCTAGATGTAGACGTCCATGCAGAAAGAGCTATTACTTCATCTGAACCATAGTAACCTATAAGTTCAACTTTATTTGTGGAGGCGGCGGGAGTCGAACCCGCGTCTTCAGTATTACTTTTCATTAACCTTTAAGTGTGATTTAATTTAAGCGTAAACTAATTCTAAAATTTCTACCTCTTGAGAAACGTAGCTGGTAGAGTTCTCCGGCACTATAAGTGCATCTGCGTAAGAGTTGTCATTTATTGTTATCTACTTAAGGCGTAGACGACCTTCATCACAGTTAATGTAAGCACTATATACCAAATCAATACCAGGCGCCCCCATAATAGTGGTGAAGAACACCACTAAATTTCTCCTTTTTCAGAAGCAGATTCCTCTAAATCTCCATGAGTTTTAGTTTGACGTTCTTTAGCTAACCGCTCTAAAATAGATTCATACTGATCCCATAACTTGGGAGTATTTGCAACCATCTTATCTTTAGCCTCAAAGGTGTCTAAAGAATAAGGTATAGAGGAAATAAACTCATCTCTTTCATGTAGAGTCTTTTCCCATCTCATAAGAGCCCTTTCTACTTTAGTAAGTAGATTATCTTCTACAAAAGAAAGAAGATCAGAGTAGGACTCCCATGAGAAGGAAGGATCAGAGATAAGGTAATCCTTATAAATAAGCTCTTGGCGTTCTTTAGGGGAAAGCTCAAAGAACTTAGAATCAGGGTGCGCGTATAAAAATATTGCTCATAAATGTTCAGAGGGTATTTCTAAAAAATCTTTTAATAGAACTGACAACTCAGGATTAGTAGAGAAAAAATCCTTATGTATATCAAAACTATTTAGGAGCGTCATTTTGAGGTTGCTTCTGTATCAGATCTTTAAACTCCTTAATAAGGGAAACAATTTCTGCAATAGTAAGCATTAGCTCTTTCCAATGGAAAAGTATAGTCATTAGATTCGGCTTACGTAATGCTTGAGGAGCAAGACGAGTTTCAATAGTTACCAATCTATTAAGTGCTTCTTGAGCAATTGCTTGCATTTGATTGGTCTGTTGTTTAGCAGTCTCAAGTTCTGCTTTAGTGTTTTCTAATTCTAGTGCAGTTTGGTTCATCTCTAAATATATTGGTGATTCTTCTAAAGAAGAAGTGTTTTCTACAACTTTAGGAGTTTTATTAGCTTTTGGTTTATTTTTCATCTTTAATAATAGCTTCTATAAGTGAAGTAGGTATAGATATATATCCATCAAAAGAAAGGATCTTTGTTGAACGATCAATAAAGAATTGATACTGGGGGGAAACAGCGTGAGTAGATACATATACCCTATCACCTACTTGTAAATCAGTATTCTCCTTAGAAAGGAGATCTTTAGCGTGGGGGGATATAGAAACTACAGTACCTTGTGAAAGATAAGTAAGATCAGAAGCTTTAGCTTTAAGCTTACCTCCATCTGTCTCCTCATAAGTAAACTGAGGTATCAATAACCCCGATGAAGTAGTAGTGTGCTCTGGTTCCTTATCTAGGAGTACAAGAACTCTATTACCTATAAGATTAATATTAGTTAACATATACTTCAATAAGTTTTGAGAGTGCTTTTTCTGTTTGTTCTTTAAGAGAAGAAGAATCAGTAGTCTTAAGTAGTTCTGTAAGTGCTTTAATAGAAGCAATATGAAACTCTCTTTGTGAATTTACTTGTTGAACAGTCTCTTGTGGAAAGACTGGAGTGTTTTTCTGTGCCATAATTAATGATGCCAGGAACCAAATCGTTCCTTATAATTTTTAGATTTATAATATTGATAAACTTGATGCCTTATCTTAAGGGCTGATTGAAACAATTTAACTTCAGTGGGGAATCTATTCTTACGAAGCTTAATAAACAGATGCCTCATCATATTCCTAAATCCTCCAGGCTTAAGTACTAAAGAACCTAAGTCTTCTAACCTAAATCCTACGTACCTAATATTCTTATAATTATCAGAGATAACTTTAAACTGAAAATAAATAACATGTTTTACTTTATCCTCAGGCATCTTAAGTAGAAGGGAAGTCTGCTTAATCAGCGGCTCTATTGAGGAGAGTAACATTAAATTCTTTTGTGTTTAAAAGTTTCTTTATAGTGGGAGTGTAATCAATAAAGTTATCTTCATCTCGATATAGATACCCTTTAGAAATAAGAGAGTTAACTTTAAGGGAAAGATTCTGCTTTGTCATCTTAGGAGTATAAGACTCAGACACTAACTTACGAGCCTTATAAGAGAAGGGATAGAACCTGTGAGTATCTGGTAAGGACATGAACCTCGCTAAGAGATCAGCCTCTGTATCGGAGATACTTTTATCCTCAGGAGAGAACAATCCTATTACCCTAAGTGTGTTGAACAGAAACTCTTTCGTATTGTCTGAACTTACATTCATCTTCATTTACTTTAATTTACTGCAAAGATACGAAATAAAAAGGGAGATGTCAAGTATTTACTAAAATATTTTTAAATTATTTTGCGAGATTTATCGAGCATCTCAAGCTCCCCCTTGGGGGATGAGATTTAAGAGCTCAGGGGGACGGATACAGCTCTGCCCTTCCCCCTTAAAAATAAGGAGGTTAGGGCACCAGGTTTCCGGCCTGGTGGGGGTTTATTTTAAAGCTTAAGGGATGCCAGTGCTACCATCTATAAACGGTTACCCGATGAAGTGTGGATGCCTCGCCGTATAAGGTATTATAGTACCAAAGGCGTTAGCGAAATATAGTGCCCTACCAGAACCACTTCAATAACATCACATTCTATTCTTTAAAACATTTTCTCCGCTATCGGGGACAATTTCAACTTTCTTCAAGTCTATTAACCCGACTTCTAAACCCAGGGCTACTTTTTGCATTGGTGCCTGAGGGTTGACACAGAATTCTGATGGATTCGTGCGGAAGTACAAATATACAAAAAAGGGAAATATGGGTGTAAAATAATATTAGTAATTACTTTACTCATTACTATTTGGAGATATAACGAGTTTAGGATGAGAGAGAAGTTTTGAGAGAGTTATATGAAATTGCTTTGGAAAATTAATAAGATCCAAATAAAAATAATCATATATATCCTTATTCATAAAAGAAATAAGAGAATCTACATTATCTGAAAAAGTAGATACCGAATAAAAATTCTCTAAAGAAGGCCCTATCCTAAGACGATAGTTTCTAGAGTGTGGTCCATGAAACTCAAAGGAGGGTACGATTTCTAAACTATTGGCGTTGCGCATTTCTTTGTTGTATTAATTTTTCAACATAATTGGCTGCATCTAAAAGTTCTTCTTGTAAATGCAAAAGAAAGTCATCTGTATTATTCTCAAAGAGTGTAGTATTATATTTAGAAATACCAGTAGAAGATCTTTGATTAAGCTTTGATATTACAGATAAAACAATTGGGTCAGTGGTTAGTGCTGTCATACATTATCTATATAATTTGTGTTCATGTTTTGTAAAGTTTATACAAAGATACAACATTTGAGTGTGCTTTGTCAAGTATTTCGATAATTATTTTATGCCCCCCCCCCTTCTTTTTTTACAATATTGATGGGGTAGGTATACCCCCCCCTAAAATATATACGCGCCTAAGGGACACTAGTCCACAACAGAATACCCCCGCTGCGCTTTTGTCGGAACAAATGGGGTAGTGGCTCAATCTTCTTTGATTATGTCAGACTCACTGGTGATTGGCGGTACTCCGATAGTATCGGAGGCCGTCAAGGCTCAAGTTCTGTCGTCTTTCAAGGGCGGAAGTCTCCACACTCCTACCCAGGTATCTGGGATAGAGTGCGACGAGGCTTTCTTTGCTCTTGCAAAGGACGGCACGCACGAAGTAACAATCCTCTCTCACGAGGGTGTGGTGAAATCTGGCCGCACAACCAAACTGTCCAACGGGGCAGTTGTGGCCACAGGGGAAGACGTCTACAGGGCGTTGTGTACCCTGCAAATTGGTACACTGCAGGCAAAGTTGCGCCTGCATTTGTGTGATTTACTGCCACTGGTGAAAGCCGGTGGCAAAGGTAAGATGTCCTTCGGGACGTATTACCCGGACCCAAACGATAAGGGTCCAGACGCGGTGAAATATCTCGTGCCCAAAGCGGCGGAGAGATACACGGCCTCTGAAATCGCTGCGGCGATGGAGGCTTAAGAAGGATTAAGACTCGAATGAACGAGTGAAAGGACGTTTCGTAATGTCCAAAACTAACAACATATCTTTTAACCGCTAACTACCCCATTGTTCCCTAAACACTGTAAATAACTTACTTAACCGTAAGTTGTACATAAATATAGCGGTTCAAACCAAGCCGCTCTTTTTTTAACCAAAACCCCGCTAGCCAAGCGGACATATAAATATGGCAAATCTCATGCTACAAATCATAGCGTATGAAGAAAAAACAATGGCCTCAGGATGCACTGTCTTCAGTGTGGCCTACCTCACAAAAAACGGTAAAGCCGAAAAAGCCATATTCCAAAATGTATCCGGAAGCATAGATATGATATACGGAAATTGTAAGGAGGTTAAAAACATAAGGGAATTCATAAAAGAATACAATGAAGATAAATAAGGGGGAAGCAATTCCCCCTCTTTTCTTCAACTCCGATTGGGGAGTATAAACCGTGTTAGGCCAATCGCGTTCATTTAATGAGGTCACATTTAACAAAAAACACTGGCGAGTGTAAACGCATCTCTCATGGTAAAGACATTCACCATATCAAACAAAAAAACAGGCGTACGAATTCCAGTAACCATGATCTTCAAAGGGTATACCCCTAAAGAAGACGGTTTCCAACCAATGGAAATCTGGGAAGTAAACGGAGTAGAAATGCATTTCCATGATGGAAGTGTAAACTACATCTTTTACCAGTGTTTGAGACGATGGGGAGTAATCCCCGAAAAGAGGAAAAAAAGACGTGTTTCACCAAGGATTGCTTCCCGTATTGAACGGGATTACAATATCTTCGGAAGAAAACGAAACAGCAAAGACAGGATTCCAGCACATTGGCTGGAGATGACCTCAGACAGGGGTTGAAGGAATTAACCTGAATGAACAGGTGTAAGGGCAGTTTGTACTGTCCAACTATTTTTTCTCTAAATCCTAGGACAAACCAACGGTAAATCCTATCCTAGGTAAGGTTCCACGCATAGGGAATTAGCGTGTAATAAAACAATTCCCACAGCACACTCCCTGTTCCACGAAAGTGGCATTGCCGATTGTTTGTTTAGGCATGTAAGTAAACTAAAACATTCTGATGGTGATAAATCACTGCATATCCAGAGAAAACTGGTGGATATGTGGATGTACACGTGCTTAAGTGCTGCTGACCAGATACGCTTTTTAGCCTATCTCGCGTCTTTGCCTGAGTTCCCAGATAAGCGTGTATTTTTTCAAACTTAAATCTAACAACATGGAAAATTTAACCCACACCAAACTCAAAGAAGTGACAGACCACGAAGAAACTAAAAAAGTGGAAAATCATTTCGCTGATTTGGTTTCTAAGGTAAATTCTTTGCAGGGGATATCTCCTGAAGACAGGGACGACGTTATCATGGAAATAGCGTGGCTGAAAACTCGCGTATCTAAATACGCTAACGCAGTCTACGTTATGGGCAAACTTCATGGCGAATCTGATGCGATCCTCACCTAAAGTAAATACCGGGGGAGATCTATTCTCCCCCATTTTCTCGTATATGTTCCTTGGAAACGAGATTAAATAAATTCCTAAATACACGGAGGGCATGGTAGCTCAACCTCAATCATTGTTCACTGTTTAAACCTAAAAAAATGGTTAACGTTCTGAAGTTTAACAACACCAAGAAACCAGTTTTTGTTCAGCTTCTTTCTCCAGACTTTGTGGAACTCCCCACAAATAATCTGGACCCCTTGGGTAACCCAATTACTCAAGCTGTGGAACTCCATCCCACCCTTTGGCAGATGGACGGTGTGTACTTCAAGGTTGTCTCTTTTTCACAATCTGCAAAGGGTTATCTTACCCTTAAGATTGTAGGCATATCCTCGAAAAAGGAGGATTTCGTGGTATGCATTGACCTTCGGAAAAGAAAAACAACTCCTCCCGAAGACGTATTTGGTGGATGACGTAGCGACTGTACGTATGTAGTACTCCTTAAGTGGACTGTATCAAAAGAAAAACACAAATTTCTAATTGAAGGGTTGATTTAGATTGTAAGGGCGGCAGAAATGTTGCCCTTATTTTAACCCTTACAAAATATCTCTATCTCATGAAAAGAAAGAGAAAACAAATGGTGGCACAGTATACTGCGTTTATAAGCGACCCTAAAGGTGGAAGCTACTTTAAAACGTATAAGTATATTGGTGCTGCTTGTTCAGTAGTAGTACAAGCCTTACATTTAGGGTATTACGCCACTGTGTATGACTGTTACGGAGAAATCCCAAGCAATGTCATATTCAACAACGGCCGTATTCTAAAAAGGCTTAAACCTTATAAAAACGAAATTCTTCACATCTAAAAATATAAACCTAACAACATGAGAAAATTCTTTCTCCTCTTTGCAGCACAAAACATCGTGCTTATAATCATCGCTTTCTTCACCATCTGCTCTCTTGCTTCTTGCGAGGACAACATGGTAGAAGCGAAATCAATTTGTATCTCAGGTGAAAAAGCAGGTCAACATAAGATCTGCTGGATTGATCGTCGTTTAATCGACGAAACAAATCCTGCACCTGACACAATCAAAGGAAAAAACTCGACTTTCGTAATCCTCGAAGTTGTGGAATAAAAAGGTTTAATAGTGAGAACGAAGGATCTTCCCAAAAGAGGGAGGGTTCTTTTTTTAAGTTAAGAGGTTCAAAGCCCTCGTAAAGCAGTGAGGACGTAACAACGTAAACTCGCTTAACTTAAAAACATGGCGATTCATTACGATAAAGAATACCTTTCTCAAAATGCTGACTGTTCTAAAGAGATACCTCTTATGGATCAGTTAAGGTTTTTAACCAATTACGCTAAAAGAAAGGATCTTATAATATACTTAAAAAAAGTGCCTATAATAAAAAATCTACACATCACTCCAGAAGATACCTTTGAAGATGTAAAAGAACGCTACGAGAACAAGCTTGCTACTCCTCGTAGAAAATATAAAAAGAAAACTTTTCATGAGAGTCTTGAGGGCCCCATTCAAAAGTGAGTGGGGTTCCTCTTGATTTAAGAAATTGTTTCACTATTTAAATCTCTTTTTATGAAAATGAGTAATGAACTCAACCGTGCGATCAAACTTTTTCTGCTCGCTCTGGCGGTTGTCGTCACTGTATTCCTCTGCTCCTGTGCTCCTAAAATGGGCTGCACTAACCCTCAAACTGACTATTGGGAGGCACGAGGAATTACAAAAGACTGACGATGGTTGGCTGCTCCTTCGCTTTAAAAGTAAAGTGGGGGAGCTTCTTTTGAATTAAGAAATTCTGGTAATGTCTTCTAAAGAGAGGGCACATCAGGATCTAGCATAACGAAAGGTTTAGATACTACTCTTCTGTCGTAAGATAGGGGAGTATTTTCATTGAAGCTGTTTTATTGTCATACCACTGTTGAAAAACAGCGGATGCTGATGTAAGGTTTTAGTTTGCCCTTGTAGTCGTAAGATTGTGGGGGCATTTTCCCGGTACACAGGTGGTTTGTAATGTAACTCAGTGTTCGCACGCTTTACAAAACAAATTGTGGGTTCGACTCCCATTACCGGGGCATGAAAGCAATAGATAAATTCACGGCTTTGATGATGTTCGCAATTGGTATAGCGGGCATCGCTCTTATAATAAACTCTATCCCAAGAAAAACTAATACAACTTTAATCCCTGACACAATAATTTCTGACACTGATTATTATGTATTCGATAGTGAATACATATATCTTTGTAAGAAAGATTCAATCATTTATAAACAGGCAAAAAATGAAACTGTTTTTCTTTATCTTGATGGGATTTTTCCCCCTTCTGGTCTCGGCACAGTCCGATAAGTCAACAATCCAAATCGGTGTATCTTCTTATTCCCAGAATTCTTTGGGAGAAGAATACACTATCCACACCGCTGAAAAAATGGGTGATACTGTTATCGCTCATTCTTATACAGCACAAGCCTACGGCGATTTACGCCAAATCGGCCAATTTATTACAGACTCCCTGACAATCCAAGATGTTGATTGGGTACACTGGCCTGCAAACTTTTCCCTAGACTTAAAAAATGGGGTTTTTGTAATGCACAGTAAAGAAGAAGACTCAGATTCCATTGGAATATCTGCAGTCTACACCGATCCGAATATTGTGATACGTATTGAACACCCGCGTTCTGCCTCCATTTTCTATCAATTTGAATGGGGAGAATGTTATTGGGATGACTCCCATCAATCACATCCCGAAACTACAGTGCGTTTAGTTTATCGCTACGGAGAGTTTTCTCTACAAGCAATAGACTGCATTGGAAGATCTGTTTATGCAATGGGTACATCCGAAAACGCGGTGCTTCTTTGGAATATCTTCAGCCCTATATGGGAAAGATAAAAAAACCAGTTTGAATTGTTTTCATAAGGGGGATGATGTAATGTTGTCTCCCTTAATCTTTTGAACAACATGAACTTCCAAAAGAATGTACTTGTCGCTGATTTAAAGGCCTCTCAGAGCTTTTATTTTAGCATTGGCGTACTATACTCACTCGTCTCGTTTTTAAACGATTCTGATGCATCTTCAACGCTTTTTATAATACGTCAATTTGCTAGAGAATATAAAGTTTTGCAAACGCCGGAAATGATATATCAAAAATATATGTCAATTTCTGAACACAATGCGCCAAACTTTTATACTGTAGTTGGAGACACTATACGGCCAAGTAATTCAAACTCACCGAAATCTTTCTACGCTGCCTCTTTACAGGAAGCAGTAGAGTTTTGTAAACAAAATAAAATTTTCTGAATGCTGAAACTCCTTTATGTGAAGAGGTTTAACACCTTTCATCTTTTTACCGCTGCAATTGTCGGTGCTGCTATTAAGCATGCTTTTGACAACTTTACAGCAGAACAATTGTTCACCTACCTTTTCCTTTTCGGATTGGGTACATTTTTAAGGAACGATGGAAAAATTTGCTGATTTCATTCTCAAAATTGTAATGATTTTGGGACTTTTGTTGGCCGCCTTATTTTACGGCACAATGTGCATAATTGAAGGAAGTTTCTTTGAATTTCTATTTGAAGAATATGGTTTTCAATTTCGCACAACAACTTACCCACTTCTTTACGACTTACTAGTTGTCATTAAAGTAATGCTAGCTATAAGAATCGTAAAACGCATTGGGCTTATGATCTACAAAAATTTTATTGACCCTAACTTTGACTACAGTAAATACGTATGAATAAATATTGCATAGCTTCCTTAGGAGTAATTTGCTTCTGGGCATTTCTAACTGGAAGTATAACTCTTTTGTGTATGTACATTCTTCAAAGCAGAAACTTTTGCGTTTTTGGTATTTGTCTTCTCTTTGCAGGTTTTACATCACACAAAATAGTCCTCGCTTTATTAGATTATCTTTCTAAAAAGTTTGACCGATGAAAAGCGAGTTTACAACATTTCTTTTTCACCTGTGGATTCTTATTACCGCAATCATAATTGCAGTTGGCATCCACAAATTTGTTTCACACATTAAAAAAAGAAAACAATGATTATTGCAATCGCACTCGGATTTCTTTGCGGGTTCTTTAACCCTTTCGCAGAATTGTTTCAAACAGAAAAACTCATTGTGGCATGAAAAAACTCAAATTTTTAATTGCCGTTATAATAGGAATGATTCCAATTGGAATGCTTGCACATTTCATTTGGCATTCTTCTATGAGAGACAATGATGTTTTCTTTGTTATTATGTTGGTTTTAGTTGTCAAATTTATTTCGGCTCCAATTACATCCTTCATCTTTAACAAACTTCCCCTCTAGATATAGGTATCCCCTGTCCCACTTTCAGGGACTCTTAAGGGTAAGCCTTATCTTCTTTCACAACTACAACTTGATCCTCCTTGTCCGGGGTACATCTACAGCAGTGCAACGAAAACCTCGTTACAATCGTAATACTCTTTATCGTTAGAGCAACAACGCCACGATTAGTAAGTTTCCTTACGACACGTACCTGGTTGGCTTCATGGGTCATACCCAAGCTAATTGTAACTCACTGTAGGCTGTATGTAGTTTAGTTTCGTATCTATCGGAGAAAACCCTCAATTCAGAGGTAATCCGACTTCTAACCCCCCTCTTGACCTTACCGAAGGGTGATGTAGGGGTGAACTAGGATTTCCAACGTCCTAGTAATACAGGCGCAAAGATACAAAATTAAAATACAAAAAGCAAGTTTTTTGTCAACTTTTTTAACAAAATTCTAAGCCAATGGATAAAATTTCCATAACTAAAGAGCAGTACTTTGCTATCTACGCAGATGCTATAGTGACTGCAGTTGGAATTGCTTGGTTTGTAATTGTACTTTACAGTAACTACCAGCACGTATTTTCTCACGTCTTTAACAAAATTCTAAGAAGATGCAAGAAATAAATCTCACTGAGGAAGAATTCATGATTCTTTCTATCGGCGCGGTAGTAATTGCGATACTCATATCAGCAATGCTATCAAAGAAAAGCAAAGCTCTTCCGGAACCGACGTTTACCGATGCAATGCAACGGGTAAGAGACAAAGTTCTTTCACTACTTGAGCTCCCCGAACGCGACTACCCGAACGCCTATGAACAGTTCAAAATTCTCTTTGACGAGTATCAAGAACTCAAGAAAATGCGCGAAAGAGCGCAAAACACATGGTCCAAGAACGGTAAACAGCCCGATGAAAATTAGGTTGTTGCCCACACTATTTCTCCCCTACAATACAGTACCGTTCCTGTATTGGGTTTTAGTAGTAGTGGGCTTTTTAATTTCACCAATAAAAAACTCGCCGTATGTCAATACAAAAATGGCAACCCCCTGTGGTGCAAAAAACGGTTACGAAAGAACCTAAAACATCAGCCAGCAGCGCCATAGCATTTTGCATGGTTATAACTCTGGCAGTCCTCATTATGCGGACAGAACCCAAATCAAAAGAGAACACCGAAATTCCAGCTGAAGCACTGGATTCTCTGGAAAAAACAGTTCCTCCACTTGTGGAATCTGTAATCCCTGTTCAGGAAGAAGTTGTGGAGCCCAAAACAATTCCAAGGGCAGAAGCATCTGTCAGCAGAAAGCTCAAACCTGCCGAAAAAGGCCGCATTGTTTATAAAAAACCTCCTAAGGTTATAAAAAGAACAATAGAGGTCTTTTCTGCCGGTAAGCCGAATTTTTTGTTAC